CAAGAAGCTAGCGGTTGGGAGAGCTCCACGCTCTTTACCAATTTCCCATTCAGCCTCAGTTGCTCCTTTTCCACGCTCAAATTGGAATCCAATTGCTTGTGGAGGAACTTCCATAATAGAACATGTGTTAAGCAACAACCATTGCTCAAATTTCTCAAACTGCATTTCCTCTTGCTTTTTAGTTGGGGTGTACTTCATTCCAGCTGGCAAGAACTTAATCTTACGTTGGAATTTAGGATTACCAGAGAACAATGAATCCCACGCTTCTTGCCATGCCCTTAGCTGATCTGGGTCACTAGCAATTTCTGTTGGTAATTCAACCAATCCTTCTGGAACATTTCCCTCAGTAAGATATGATAGATTATATGAGCTTAGTTTTAGAGCAGTAGTAACCGTTAAGATAAGAGTTTCTACTAGACTCATTCCATATGGATCATCCGTTCTAGGATTAGCCATCTTGTAGATCATCTCCTCTAGAGATAACTCTGCATGGATCTGACCGTTGATCTTCTGAACATAAGCTGGCTCTGGGGGTATTGGGGTAGTGCCATCCTCATTCAAAACAAGTTCAATTGTGGAAGCATCTACTGGTAGATAACCAAAGATTCCACCACCACGATTTCTACGCTTATAAATGGCGATAGTATCAAGAACAAACAAGTCCTCCATAATTCTATCAATAAACTCACGGAAAGATATGTTGTTGTCACCTAGTGGAAAGCGCATAAAGTCTCTAACAGTCTCGATGCTCTTCTTCAGCTTTGCTTTTTCGCCCTTCTCAGTTACCACCTCGACAGGTCCAATATCCCACGAGAGTGCTGTCATTTGACGCTTGCGATAGTTAATACAAGATCTCAGGATAGGATAATATTTAGAAAAATCCCTTAGAGTTTGTACTGGAGTTGCCCGCTGGATTAGCTTAGTATCATTATCTCCAGTAGATACAGCGCTAAGACTAGAAGCGTTGGCCATAGCCAATCCCTTTAGTATATCGCCATCCTGCTTAACTGAAAGCCTATTTATTAATTCTTTTTCTACGATAGGATTTATCATCCTTTTAAGTAAGTTGTCCCAAACTCCCATATTTCTCCTTTATTGCATACGCATACCGTTAATACGGACCCAATCTATAAAATTGGGTGTGAGTCCCTCTTCTGGCTCACGATAATAATCAAGTAATGCCTGAGATCCTTTAATTCCTATTTGAGCCATTCGCGCGTAGTTGAGAGCGTGCAGATAGTGATCTGCTTTTTTCTCTACCCAACGAGCTGTCTCTATGCCAGTACGCTTGTTCTTCTCCGTGATACGGACAGAAGAGCGGAGCTGGTCATAGAATGACTCCACTGAATTAATGTTCCCAGGGAGTTCTATTCTCTCATTTTGTATATCACTTATAAGATAATCCAAACTGATCGTTCTGTCAACATCTAACTCTCTTTTAACATCATCCCAAGCAAAATAATTCTGGACAGAGAAGTTACTGTTTGGGTAATTACAAGCATATACTCTTTTCCCATATTTAGCAATCAGCTTGGCAACCATTGTAGTCTGTGGCTTTTTATCAATTACCAGGCGTTGGACACCATATGTTTCCATCACAGATTCAACAGAATCTTGTGGTCCAAAGAAGTTATTTAACGTCCCAGCCCACACTACTCTTAGCAGAGATTTACCCCTTTTTTGGACAACAATCATATGGTGTTTTGTGTTCCCAACGTCACATCCAGCAAACGTGTTTAGCTTAACTTTATAGGGTGAAATATAGTCACGACGACATTTTTCAATATCGCTCAGCTGTAGACTTTGACCCTTAATTTCATATGGAACACCAATATCCTGATTAAAAAACTGCTGTAATTCTGAGAATCCATTTATGTTAGCTTTCTTATATTTCTTAACAATCTGCTCCGTAGTAACCATCGGATTATAGAGACCATTGATCTTATATCCATGAGTCTCCTCAGATCTTTCTGGCTTAAGGGCATTCCAGCGACCATCAGCATATCGATTCATTTCCTTTTTACATTTTTTACAAATACAAAGGTTTTTATCAAAATCAATATTTTTAAACAAATCGAGTTCTTGCCATAGCCCACACTGCTTACATTCAATCTCCCAAACACGCTGATCAGAATCAATATATGCCTTATGGATACCCATGTCTGGTAGGGTAGGGGTAGAAATCTCACGTCTCCATTTTAGTTCAGACCCCAACATACGCTTATCAATAAATGGAATACTATCCTGACTAAAGCGGTCACGCTCATCTAGTACCACCATATCTGCGTCAACCGTAATAATCTGCTTCTCATTAGTAGAACCACGAAAATAGATAAATCCCTTACCTATCTTCTTTAGTCCTAGCTTGTGGATCTTCTCATCTACATTCTCAGTTTTTGCCTTAAGATAATCAGAGTAAGAAATAACTGGGTTAACACGAGCCTGGACAAAGTCTTGTAGCTGGATTTGGGCTGGGAAGGTATATAGAACAACCTTATCTAGTTGATCAGCAACCCATATTGACTCAGAGATTCCCCTCTCGGAGAGTCCCATCTGAGCTGACTTAGTATAAACAATATTACGAAACTGATCTTGATAAACAAGTTTGAGATAGTGTCGATTATCAAATGTTAGAGGATTACCTCTGGCGTTTACCCAGACGGCTTTAATCCAACTCCAATAATCAGACAGTTTCTCCTTCTTGAATTTCTGTCTCGCTGTCAACATTAATTGTTTCTCCAGCGAGTCCAACTCTTTTTTGTTTAAGTTCTGCAATAAGCTGGAGAACTCCTTCATAGTCCATTCCTTCTAGTAACCTATCTATGTTGGTTTTTGGACCAATATTAATTTGTGTAAAACTTGCTGATCTTTGCTGATCCATTCCCAAAGCCTTACGCTCCGCATCTAATCCAGATACTATCAGTCTTCTAGCTTCCTCGACGCTCTTTGGTTCAAACTTCTTAAGAGTAGTTACTCCCTTAAGTTGCATAAATCTAGCAAGCCTAGCCTGTCTAGCCTTTGCCTCATTTATATCATGTACTTCTCCATTAATAATTTGTTGTTTAGACTTCTCAACAACAGCTACCTTCATAGCGTCTTTCTCTTTACGCCATCCAGATGTCTGCTGCAACCAACTCTTTGGACGCATATTCTTAAAGCGCATATAGTCAGAGACAGTCTCAAACTTGCTTTCCAAATATTCTTGCTTTAACTTTAGCCAGTTATGAGACTTTGTCATTATCAGTGGCTCCAGGATGTACTAAAGATAGGAGAGTTTGTGCTTTATCTTTCCCTTTAAAGAACTTATTTACGAGGTTGTAGTCATGCTCATCTTTAAAAATAAATGTCAGAACCATTTTACCAGATGGGGGGCGGTGCAGATTAGCCATGCTCTCAGCTTGATCTGGATCTACTCCACTACGAACCAGCTGATCTTCTATTAGTCCCCTATCAGCCTCAATATCATCTACATCAGCATTCATCTTTTTCAAGAGTGCCTCTAGTGATCTTCCAGATTCTGGGATAAGATCCATAAGATCATCCTTAAAATCTCCAGCTAATTGACCTAACAGAACAGTCCGCTTACCAGCATCATCAGTACCATGTAGGCGATTTAGAGTAGCAATCAATAGTCTTGACTCCTTCTTGTCAACATCCCAGACCTCACAGCGTACTTCTGCTTTACCCATTTCATCTAAAACCATAGTCCTGTGCCATCCATCAATGATCTCATATCTTCCACCATCCTTTTCCCGCACAATGACAGCTGGATATTGACCACTTCTACTAATGTTCTTCTTGAGCTTACGAATATAGTCTTCGCTTAGTTCATTTGGATTTAGTGGATGCGGATCTAGGTTTTTTATTAGAAGCCACTCTTGCGACGGCTCTTTCCTTTTCGAGATTGGCATATACCTCCTTAAATAATTTATCCCACTTTTGTCCAATGGCTTTCCAAGAATAATCTTGAATCCAGTCATTAGCTCTCTTAGTTATTTCTTTTACCTTCTTTGGATTATCATAAGCCCATACCAACTTTTTGACAGCATCATCTACATTCCCTAGTGGGCGGATGCGCTCAAAGTCTTGTGGTCCATATGTTGCCCATTCAGAGTTGTTAGAACCAGCCTTGTATGGCACTCCCCTTAGTTTATCTGTAAAAGTATCACTCATCACTGAGATGTCATCTTCTTTAGAATCATAGTTAAACAGTTCTGGATGTACTGTATTGTCTGGTGCAATTACTAGAGTATTGGTGGCAAAAGATTCTATGTTATAGAAACCGAATCCCTCTCCCAAACTAGTACTCAAGACTACATCAGAACTATTATACAGGTCATTCATGAAAGTGACTGGAAACCCATAGTGAGCTGAGAAGTTTTGTGGCACTGCCCAGTCTTTACCTAGCTCCAATCCAAATGCTGACCCATATTCTTCTAGAGATCCCCAAGCATCTTTGCTAGCAGCATGGATATATAAGAATGAATCTGGACGACGCTTTTGGAATTCACGGAAAATCTTCATTGTTCTTGGAAGATCCTTGCGCAATTGGTTACGAGCTACGGCTGTGACAAC